CATCTTCCACATTTGTAATCGTAGGCTGGCATGTAAAACATCTCCTAATCATCCATGATCCACAAGCTGTGCAATGTTCAACATCTGCATCTGTGGGCTCTTTATCTAAGTGACCGTATCTTAACTCCAAAAGGGGAAGCAAGTCCTGGAGCTGGATTATGCAGGCATATTCCTCTGCATTCTCTCCCTGTCCGTTGAGTCGTAATACAGCAAAGCCCAATTCCCCCGAAATGACTGTGCGCTTACGAATCTGCTCCAAGACTGCCTTAGGTTGAAATCCAGAACGCGCCTTGACCTCACAATCAAATGGCACGCCCTGAATATCTTTCCCTTTTCCGCGACCAACGGATGCGAACTCCCAGACTGAGGAAAGGTACTCAGCTACTAGTCGCTCGGTCGCGAAACCTCTGTACTTTCTATGCTGACTAGCCATTAACAGCTTTGCATTTATTGCATGACCAAGTGCCAGCAACTACTACACCTTCAACAATTCTTGCTGTGATTGTGATGTCCTTAGCTTCTGTCGGTTCATTACACAATTGACATATAACTGTATCTACCATAGGAATGTCCTGGACATCAACCCATCCATCGACTGTATGAATTTCTGCGTAACCCATTATACTCTCGCTTTCTGTGGTTCCCATTTACCAGAACTACTGAGGTTATACCAATGCGTTGGACACTTATCTAATCCACCAATTTGACCTTTAGTGGCACAGAAGAATCCAGCCCAGTCTTTACCTGTCTTTGCTGAATGACCAGTGCGCCATTCCATGTGTCCATGATTGCAACTAGGTGCATCTATAGCTTCATCTGTCCCTAAAATCTCTGTAACTGTTGCCATTGCTGATTCAAGCGTTACTGGAGCTTGAGTCGTCTTGACATGATCTCCAATAGGTGTTGTCCAGTAATCGACATCGCCCTCTTTAATGTCTTGAGGTGCAGGCTTTACCTGATCCTTTACGACTTTCAAAGCTGGATGATTAGGTGCAACCTTGCTCATCTCTTCTCTGCTAGGGCGCTTTCCTTTAGGAGCGTAACCCGCATTTGCAAGCGCTCTGCCAATTGCAGATGTCTCGCAATTCTCCAATGCAGAAGTTTGATTGACCCCGCGAGTGCTAACTGTTTCCTCCGCGTACCCTGTTGCCCACGCGATGCTATCTTGACCAGTCTTGAAGAGATAAGCCTTAACAATGTATCGAGAAGCTTCCACGACTTCCAACTCAGTTGCAATGCGAAAATCTGGATAGTCCTTAATAAACTTTTCAAGTCTTACCTCCACAGGTTCATAGTCGGCTAAGTTAAACATAAAGTGAATTCTCCTCTGTTTGTAATTGTCCAGCGATTGCTAGATAACTGGCTCCATCGATCCATGAATCAACTCTGGAACCATCTTCGATTGTCCTTGCGATTTTGACCAGCGATAGGATGACTGCGACTTGATAATCCTCAACTGGTATTTCAAGGTAGGCGCTGATAAGTCTGGCTGCTCTAGCCATATTGTCACTTGGATGACCGTAAGCGAGTCCTCTGTCCGAGTATAAGTCGGTGGCAGAACTAAGAATCTCTGCATGTTTCATTCTGACCAAAACTCTGAGCGATTGACTGCTCTACCTCTGTGCCAACCTTCGCGAACTCCACGATCATAGGCAGATTTATACGATTCGATTGCGAATACGATAAAGCTAATAGCTGCACCGATTAGGCACAGGATTAGCAGTTTGTCATTGTTAGTCATTGTGCTCCCTTTCCAGCAATATTTTTGCTGTTGGGATTAGTGTTGCATATTGTCCAGACTAATTACGGCTCATTTTGATAACGAAATGGTAACGAATCTACCTCATCGAGCATCGTGTCAATGGTGCGTACCACATCAAGCGTAAAGTCGTCCATAGAGGGTAAATGACCCATCCTTGTTTATAGGCACGAGCATCGGGCTAACATGATTACCATGTGTCTCAATGACTGCCACGCTCATCTGCCAATTAGCACTCCCAGCCTTCAAATAAGAGGCTTTTTTCTTGTCCATGACATTTCCTGCCTCTAAGCCCCAAAGAGTCCTGTATGAGGCTCCTATGCCCTCTGTGAAGGCACTAATGCCTGCCCTGTGCGTATGACCACACACAACAGACTTGCCGAACTTTTTTGCCAGCCCCAGAGCTGTGAGTCCAGCATTGGAATTCATTGATCCTTCATCGCCATGAACTAAGACCCATCCCTTGTGAAACTCGAATGGTCTTTTATGAAAGCGGATTCCGAGTCCGTTGAAGTCCATAAATTTGGCATAGTCGAGCTCGGGCAGTCCGATGAGGCTAGGAGCTCGTAGTAGCGTGTGGTAGAGCCTGTCTGTGTGATTACTTCTAGTGACATCTGTCGTGCCGAGGTCATAGAGAATATTCTGCGCAAGGCTTCTGTCAGCATCGAGTGTTCCCTCCCATTCTAGTGGAGTGCCTTTAGCCCACTTAGATTGCGACTGCATGTCAAGCTCATCGCCTGTGTTGAGAATTAAGTCGAACTTCTCTCGCTTTACTAACTTGATTAGATTCTTAACGGCTTGCTCATGGTGATATGGGATCTGTAAGTCCGAGATAACCAAGTATCTGCGTTTAGTCATCATCCTCATCTTCGTAGTTGCCGAACTTCTCTGGATCGACAGGATTAGGCAAAATCCACGCTGGATAAGATGATGGCTCTGAAATCATAAACAGAGCAACAGCATCCGAAAAGCCTGCTCGCCTTAAAGATTTGTAATACTCGTAAATCCCAATGCAGTAGGCATCGAGAGCTGAGTAACCTTGATCCTCTAAAGCCTTAGTTGCTTTTCTTGCCATAGCAGAATGTTACCTGTCTAGTAAGATGTTGTAGATTTCATCGACTCGCGTGTTGAGTCTTTTAATCTCAGACAACAGATGAGTAATTACATAACCAGAGAGGCCACCGACTATTGCCAGTGTGCCGAGATAAAGCGTAAAGAAATCAGATTGTGTCACTTTTTGGGAGTCGCATATCCAAAAACTCCAGCCAATAAAGCCCAAAGAATTGAGCGATAATCGGCTGCAAAGTTTGATGCAGCCCAAGCTGCAAGGAATGCTCCAGCAGTTAGGACATAAGGGTTCTTCATATTCATAGAGTGCCTCCTAGCATAGGGATTTGAAAAAATGACGAATCTTCATCCGCGCTTTTGTCAAAAGAGACATGGATGTGGTGATTGTGGGCGTTGATACCTGAGTACTTGACCCATCGCCAAAAGGATTTGCGTGAGCAGATTTTGCCCATGTGGATAACATAAGTAATTCGTCCGTTACTTTTTGCATAGGCTCGTATCTGATCCGCAAGATAGACGGATGTGCCTTTTGATTTGTCAAGGTCAGCGTCAATGTCGATGGCACGAACCCATCCCGCATCATCTGGATTGTGATCAGACTTAGTTGCAGAGTGCCTGCTATCACCGATCCACCCATCCGATGCTCTATCTCTATTCGGGAAGGAATCATCGCATTGCTCTCGAAGCTGTATTGCAGCTTTAGATAGTTTCGGCTTCACTTTGCATAACCTTATATGAGGCAAATTCTTCATCCGTCATTTCACGGAAAATTATTTCACCCGTCTCGCAATTAACTTCATTGACCATAGGACGGTTATCTGTTTTAGTTTTAGCCATTAAAATGCTCCGTATAATGCAATGGTTCCTGTGTTAGTTGCAGAAAATGTTGATGAAATACTTGTAATATCAACTCGACTGATTGTGCTAGTTGAATTGTAATTTGCAACCAAAGATGCCATCATTCGACCAGTTGAAGTTCCTTTATCATCTGCTCCACCTGTAATCAATTTCGGACATTTTTGATTGGCGTAATTGATTAAAAAGTCTGCGAACATAAAAGTCGTTCCTGAACCAGAACCAATTGGTAAATAGGTATTGCCAGATGATCTTGTTTTAGATGCTCCAGCAATACCATCGATATATCCATACCAATAATTAGTCGCAGTATCGTTATTGAGTGTGACACCTAAAACACTAGCTGCAGTCTGATCAACTGAAAAAACCACAAGGCGCAAAGCCTTAACTGCTGGAACGCTGCTGAAAGTAACTACTGAACCACTTGTAGGTGTTTGAGTTGAACCAATTTGTAGCCAGACATCTCCACCTGGAATTGCTGTATATCCCATTAGCTGATTTCCGTTCCATAAGCGTTAAATGAAAGGTTAGCTGTTGAGGCATATACTCGAACTTTATCTGTTGTGGCTAGAGTTAAACCTAGAGTTAATACGGTAATTCCGTTTGGTGCGATTGTTATATCATAGGCGATATAGTCTTTTGTCGCTGTGGCAGCGCCAGCAGCACTTGTAGAAAGACGAAATGTTGCTGCTGTGCTTGAGGAGCGATTAGCAACCGTCAATGATGAAATGATTGAGCTCGTAGAGGCTGGAACTGTATAGAGATCAGTCTCAGTTGTAGCTGCTGGGGCTGACTGCCCTAACACTTTGTATATTGTTGCCATTATGCTCCCATAAGTAGAAATGGATGGATGATTGCACTTACTTTAAGATCAATTGTTTTGACTGTCGCATCGATGGCGTTGCCTAGTGTTCGCATGGCTAAAGCGCCATCCTTTACATAAGCTGTGTTATCTGGCTCAGTCCAGCCATAATTCGGGCTAGTTGCCATGTGTTCTCCTAATCATCGTAAGTGCTCCATGTCTTTGTTGCTGATACCGCGCTCCAGATAAGGGCTGCGGAAACATCCTGCCAACGAGTTGGCGTGATGGAATAAGTATAGTCGGTCGTAGCCATAGTTAGACTCATCTGAGTCCGATTTATGGACATGGTATAACCCTCAACAAATCCCCGATAGAGAGTGTTTTTGATGGCTATTGGAAGGGCTGTGATTTCAATTGCTTTCCCAATTACCCCAGCAAGGAAAATGTCTCTGTTGGCATCTGAAACTTTGTCAGAATCTAACTGAATTGTGAATGTTGAAAGTGAAGTCCGAGGATAAGCTCTTAGGGTGATATATCGGTCTGCCTGAGTTTGGGCATCTGTAGAGTTATGCAATTCAGTTGAGACGGTTGCAGCTTTTACACCGTATGTTGTCTGGCTTGTGGAATCGGATGCTGATTGGGTTCCAGCTCTATAAGAAACTGCAATGGAATTGGTAATATCTGCCAAAGTCTTTTGAGAGCTTACCGAAGCCCAGTTAATATAAGAATTAGGGATGACTTTATATCCATTGGCAGTAATGTCCACAAATCGGCGTGACTCATTGGCATAGCCCACAGTCCCCGTTGGAGTTTCATAAATGTAGCCGAAAGCCTGTTGAGCATATTCAGCAGCTAGAGTGTAAGCATCTGATACAGGAGGAGTAATGGCTTGAAACTCATAAACGCCTGGAGTATCTATTGTGTCGATGCTGACCCCAGCAGCAGTAAGGATTCTTGACATACGATCAGAATCGTATTCTTTAGGCCATGCTGACCCACCGAGACTCACGCGAGACATATCAGCGAATGCACCAATTGCAGTTACGGTTTGGACGGCTACGGTTGCAGTTGCTCCAAGACTTTGAATCACATTATTTATCTGAGTGACTTTGCCTGTAAATAGAGTGACATCTGTTCCAGCACTATTCTTGACCTTAATCACAACAGAATGATTCATATCAATATGATTATCGACATTGGTATCATTTAGAAGCGAAATAGTGGCATAAGATGTGCGAGGCTGTTCCCAGATATTAGTGCGACCGAAAGAGATTGAAATATCCGATAAGGCTTTAGATGTGAAGCTCGTTCCATCTATCGTTACCGTTGCTTGAGGATTCCATGTCATACAGTCTGCAACCTCGATTGACCAATACGAGTAAATCCGCCTGAAAGGGTTGCCTCTTGATTGAGGACATTGACAATTGATCTAGCTGTGCCAATAGCATCGACTGCCCCATTGACAGTAATGTTAATAGTTCCACCACCACCGCCAAGAGCACCATTAGGGATAATGTTGCCATTACCAGATGGAGTAAATAATTCGGGTCCTTGTTCACCTACTAGATAAGTCGTGCCACCCATGACTGGACCGCCACTAGCTTTACCTCCACCAAAAACATTACCGATTGCTCCACCGATTGACTTACCGAGTGAAATAAGTTTCTCAAATGCGCTAATAAGATTACCAACTAACCCGATTACAAATGAAACAGCACCAGCAATTCCTTCTATGGCAAGTTTTAAGACAGTACCTAAGAAAGGTGCTACAAAAGTTTTCAAGAATTGGAATAAAGCCTCAAATTCATCTTTATTGTCCATGACAACTTTTTTGATTTTATCGAAGGCATCTTTTAACGCTGCAATGACAGGCGTGAAAATAACTTTTGCAAAATCTGCAACATTTTTGAAAGCGTTGCCTAATCCTTCTTTACCGCCCATCGCACCAATAAAGGATTCGACGGCTGGCACAATTTTATCTACAACGAATCCAAGCAATGGTGTAATCGCATCCAATACAAATGAGCCGACTGTTTCCTTTGTTTCATCAAATGCAATTTTTAAGCGATCCATTTTGCCTTGAAATGTGTTGGCTGATTCCGATGCAGCTCCAGCGAATTCTTTGCCTAACTCTCCAAAAACATCAATTCCTTGAGAAGCAATGGTATTAGCCTTTTCTTGGGTTTCTGCAACTTTAGCCGAAGCTTTTATATATTCCTTAGATTTCGGGCCGTATTCTTCTAAAGCAAAATTAGCCTCTAACTGAGCCTTCTCTAAGGCTTTCTGTACTTTGTTGTATTCCTGCAAATTCGTTGCATTGTCACCTAGTGTGATGCCTAACTTTTTGAGAGCGCCTGTCTGACCGTCATTGGCTTTTGCTAGTGCATTGGCAACGGTAGTAACATCAAGATGTTTTGCTGCTGCAATGTCAAGAGCAAGATTTGTAAGTTTTTGTGCTTCTGCTGAATCTTTAGTGCTTCGGATTAGTCTTTCATAAGCTGGTCTTAATTGATCATCTGCAACACCTGTTGCTAAAGATTGTTTAAGAATGAAATCTTCTGTAGCTTTAATTTGTGACTCTGTTGCACCAGTTACATTTTTGAGAGCATTAGCTAATCTGATTTGAGATGCTTCATCCTCAATGGCAGCTTTAACACCATCGACTAACAGTTTTCCAGCATAGGCAGCAGCAGCAATTCCAGCAGCTGCAAAAGCCATTTTTGCCTTACCTGCGAATCCATCCAGTTTATTGCCAAAACCCTGGACATCATCACTGCCATTATTCAGGCTTTTCTTTAACTGATCAACATCGGCAAGAATGGAGAGTTTAAGTGTTCTTGATCCCGATGCCATTAGTCATACTCCTTTAATATACGGTCAAATGCTGTTTCCCATTGTTTGACCAATTCAGGTTGAATTTGTCTTAATGTTGGATAAATGAAATAACCTGTATTGCCTCTGCCTTTAGATGGAGTGCGATTAGGAAATTGCTTGAATCTATTCGATCCGAATTCCATACCAGCCCAAAGAATCTGGGTTGTAGCACCACCTGAGAATCTTTGTCCTGCGAATCCATAAGAGAATTCACCTACTTTTGATGACTTAGAAATTTTTACGCCATCTGCAATTCTGCGAGCTGCTGTGCCTGAAACTGTGCGATTACCTGCTGCCGACCTAATTGCATTAGCAGCATATTCAGCAAGTGCGGATGATTCTTTTTTAGCTTGAGAGACGGCTTCATCACTCATTGCTTTAAATGCACCAATAACTTTACGCAATTCGGTACGGTCATAGGAGATTGGATCAGTTTCCATTTCTCTCCTTAAGAATCTCGATTGCTGTCATGATGTCACTAGCATCTTGCCATTCACTCATTGGAATGTGTGTGGCAATTGCCAATTCAATTATGAGTCGGCTGATGCTTCCTTGCTTATGGCTTTTGGGTTATCGGTATCCACATCGACATCGATAATTGATTCCATCCAAAGATCAAGTGCCTTTGTAGGCATCCCAGCCTTTTCTCTTTTCATTGCGCTGTGGGCTACGAACAAGATGTCCCAGATTCCTGCGAATTCCGAAATACCCTTGCCCGTAGTTTTTTCCCACTTAGCAAAATCAGGCGGATAAGCTGTGTATGTTTCTTGTCCACCTTCTTGATATGTAATTGTGATTGATTTTTGCATGTTTGCTCCCGTTGTGTTTAATTACGAAATTGTAATAGTTGGTGTTCCAGATACTTGAAATGCAAGTGTAATTGATTGAGCATCTGCTCCTGTACCCGTTACATCTGGGAATACAGGAAATACATTGCCAGTAATAACTGCACCTGTTGCAGCTGTTAGACTGAAAGCAAGTGCTGTGTTAGGTGCTGAGTTAGCTGCTGTCCACATTGTTTCGCACAATGAAACCCCTGGACTATTAACACCCCAGTCTGAAAGCATTGTCACAGATAGTGTCCAGTCATCATTAGTGTGTTTGTAAGCCTTGCCATCAATTGTTTCGTATGTGTTTAATGTTGGCTTGTTTGATAAGGTAACGCTGGTCGCCTGAGCATCATAGGTCTTGCTATCAATGGTCAGGATTAAATCGCGACCTGTAAGTACAGTTGTTGCCATTTTGTCTCCTAGGTTGTTTGTGTGTAGATGGTGCTCACGCTAATATCAGCAACCAGCAAGTTGCTTGATCCTACCTGCGTGACGGTTGGTCTATCGATCTGTCCGATTTCATATCCACTAGGTATGACGGCTAGAACACTTAGTATGAGTTGCTCTAAATTGTCCAGAGATGCTGGATTGGATGTATAAGCAACGGCGCATGTTACAGTCATATTGATTTGTAATTTCAATGTAGATTTATTGAGTAAAGTTGGCTCAAGGTAAGGTGATGATGGAACCAATACCACGGCTGGAGGAATTATTGTCTCTGGAACCCAGGCATAAACATTGCCAGCAACGCCTGCTAAAGCTGTAGCTAAAGGTTGGCGAATAGCTGAAAGAATTGTTGATGCAGGCATTATCCCACCATCGTTTTTACATCAATGTATGCACCAAGAAGTCCTGATACACGATTAAATAAGCTGCGCCCCATACGGAAAGGGCTAGGAGCAAAATCAACGCCTTCAATTTGACCTCCTGCTGCTGTACGAGATTGAAAGACCTCGACTGAAACTACGATGATTGCTGATTCAACTGGAGCGTGTCCAACATAAGTATGTGAACCTGTTGCGCCTAACCCAGATGGAATGACATTCTTTTCAATAACATCTGCATTAGTAATGTTGGCTGTAAATGTTTCATCTTCTGGGTCTGCATTGACTGTGCGTGTACCGTTGAATGGAGAACCGCATCCAGTAATGACAACTGACTGGCCTTCTGTAAATTCATGGATGCCTACTGTAGTAAAGGTTGCGACATTGCTTGTCAGCGAAACCATTCCAATAGGAGCTGTAAAGGTTGTTAATAAAGGGAGAACAACCCCTTCGGCAGTATCAATAATGTCATTCAAATAAGCATCTGTGTAAAGAGAGGATGAAACACCAAGGACAGAGCGAAGCTCGCTTGCAGTGATAATTGTTGGCATTTCATTCCTCTCTAAACTGCTGGGGGAGCGATCGGGAGCAACCGCTCCCCCATGATTAGTTTTTTATTAAGTTAGGTTGAAGCGACGAACGCCTGCGCCGACCTTTGTAGCAATTGCGTAGTAGCCATAAACTGCTACCTGTAAGCGACCATTAGCCAAAGTCTGAACCTGAATTTGTGTCTTTGGAGCCTCATAGAATGTAACTGCTTCTGGTACAACCAAGAATGCAGAATCATCAATGAGTGTTGTGATTGACATGTGTGGATCAACAAAGAGGTTCTGCCCCATTACTGTCCCAGTCAATGATTGCACTCCAACAGCTCCTGGAGCGTTTGAAGGCTGTGCAGCTGTAAATAGTGGACGATTTGTTGTGTCCTCAGCAGTAATAATTGACTCCCACCATGCAGTATTAGCAATGATGTTTTTAGCAAACTTACCTGCTGCAAGATACGCTGCTGGAGTTTCTTTAGCAATGTATGCCTTAAACCCTGCAATTGTTGCAGCTTGTGTTGATGCTTGTGTTCCATCAGCAATAAGTTTTGAAACTAGAGCGCGATCTGTTGCCTTTGCGTATGCGTAGTTCAATTCCTTGATAAGTTCATCATAGAATGCTGGTGAGCTGCGATCTAAAAGCTCCCAAGATATATTTTGGACTCCTGCTGCTTTTTTGACATCAACTGTAATATAAGTTGAGGCCATTTCTGTTCCGCCAAGTGCTTCGCCTTCAGTTGAATCTCCATCAACAGTTGGTGCAGTTGAAATCTTCGGAATTGTAAATGACATTCCTGCTGCTGGCAGTGCGCCGCGAGTAACTGCATCTACGGCTGGACGGCCATCGATTGAAGTTGTAACGAACTCGTTCATGTGTGGAGCGAGTGTTAAACCTGTGTTTGTTGATGTGTCGTTAGTTGCTAAAACTAATTGACGAGCATCTTCATCGCCCATTGAGGCTTTGATGTTTGCTTCAAGTAACTGACCAGCTGTTAGATCAGGGTTGATGCGTGGAGTGGCATAGAATGCTGGGCGTGTTGCCGTTGCTTCTACTTTGTGTGCTTCTACCGCTTCAGCAACGGCAGGAGTCTCTGGAACGGTAGTGTCTGACACTTGTTCTCCTTCTGATTGAACTTCTGAAACGGTTGTTTCAGAAACTTGTGTGGCTTCTTCTTCAGAAGCTGCAACCTGCGAAACTCGCGCAGAATCGATTGCGGGATCAGTCACCAAAGATGTTTCAACGATTGATGATTTTGAAATCACCATAACGCCATCTTGATTATCCCAAGCATCGACCTTGACTCCTACTGAGAAGCCATCTCGGAGTCCGTCAGCAGCTTCTACCAAAGCATCTTCACCAGCCATAGTGTTGGCTATTTTGAATGTTGCATCAATGCCTTCTTTGGTGACTTCATAAGATAAAAGTTTGCCGATTGGACGAGTGCGATCATGCTCTAGAAGCAGTTTTACATTTTTGTTAAATTTGATTGATTCGGCAGCAAAAATTGTTGGTCCAGCAGATGTGTTGCCTTGCTCGCCCCATGTGACTATGCGACCTGAGATTGTTCTTTTGTCTGAGTCCGCTGCTGTAAGTGTGACTGGCATATCGATTTTCATCGTATTAAGTCTTCTTCCTCTTGAATTTGTTCAACGCTCATTGCGCCAATTGTGTTGAGTATCTGATAAACCTGTGCGCGTTCTAATGCATTACCGCGTAAGAAATCGTCTAAATCAAAACGAATTTCTGATGTTGAAGGACAAATATCTGGGAGTGAAAGCCTTGACTCAATTGCCGAAAGGATTGGACGAAGTGAGAAATCAACAAGCGAACGCCTTTCCGATGTAGCGTTGGAATAAGTCATGCTGGTGTTTTCTGCTGAAATAAAGTAGGCAGGAATGCCTGCTGCCCTGCTTAATTCAAGCGCAACATAGGAACGCCCCTCTACGAGCTGCAAGCTCTTAGGATCAAAACCAACGGATTGCATTTCAACATCTGCATTAAGGAACGCTGTTGAACGAGTTGCGCGAGAGTTACGCCATGCTTCAAGAAGTTTAGCAATGCGCTCTGAAGTTAAATTTGTGCCATTGCTTTTTAGAACCATTGAAGGTACTGGCTCTTTAGCATAAGAAAGTGCTGCCTTTTCTAATTCAATTGCAGCTGTAATTGTGCGCCCTGCGCGATTAAGAAAGCCTTCATCAAATCCATCGAAACGGATGATAGAGCCAATGCCAGCCAAAGGAACTTTTAATCCATCAACTTCATAGCCATCAATTTCAGTCATTGCTAAGTTATATTTTGCTTGTACGCGGCGTGGATCAATACGAGTCCATGAGCGAACGCGACCATCCTCTGCATAAGCATCAAGGACTAAACCAAAGCCAACGCCATACAGGAAAATATCTTCGGCAAGCCAATTATAAACAACAAAGCCAGACACACGCGGATCGGGTTGATTGATTACTCGAAGTGGCTCGATGTGTGCGCCTGTAATTTTATTATACTGCTCTAAAGGTAATGAACCAATAGTTCCACATATAATGTTTCTAGCTCTTGCCACTGCTGGCACCGACATTGCAGATGCACGATCTACTGTAACTGGTGCAGTAAGAATGCCATAGAAAGAAGTTGAAAGATTAAATGGCTGTAAAGAGGCTGCAACATCTGTTTCTGAAACATTGACAGATGGAGCCTTCACAAAACGGTCAAAGATTCCCATTGGACAAATAATAGCATAAATGTCTAAGGATTTGACAATTACGCTAAAAGTGTCTAGCCAACCATGATGTCCATTTCGGCATCTGGGGCAGTAGCAAAATGGGAAACCATAGCCATTGCTACAGCTGAGCATATTGTGCTATTGCTGACTTTTCTTCCTAAATACCAACCACCATCTTTGAATGGTAGTTTAACTGCACTTAAAACTTGCTTTGTCAATTCTTCTTGATGACCATGCATAAGTCTTTGGCTGGTAATTGCCGAGAGCATCTCGTCACAACTTTGTCCATAGACTGCCCCATCGATTGGAGTTGTGTTAATCCCCGCTGGAGCAAGCCTTGCAGCTACTGCACCTGAAGTTTGCCGAGAATAAGCGACAGTCTCTACCTGATATTTACGAACCCAGTCAGCTACAGAATTGGCCATTTGTT